TGCAGGCGGCCGAGGCGGCGCTTGCGGACGAGGCCGAGTATCAGTGGCGTATTTTCTCAGCCCCATTGCGGCGCACGCTGCAGAACATTATTATGGTCAGGGACAAGCTCGACGAGCCTCCCGCCGAGTCGTGGAAAACTTCTGTGAAGTGGACGCCCGCCCGCTATTCCTCGCCCTCGTCCGCCGCCGATTTCGCGGTCAAAATGGTGTCCGCGTTCCCGTCGTTGCAGGAGTCGCAGACTCTCATGCGGCGTGCCGGTCTCACCGAGGACGATCTTGCCGACATTAACGCCGAAATCCGCAAAAAGAACGCTGTATCATTGTTGGATCGTGCCCTCGCCGCCACGAACAACGAGAACGTGGACGAGAATGGCGAAGATGCTGCTAACGGTGACGCAGCCAACAATGACGGAGACGATAACGTCAACAGCGCCGGCAATAATAATGACGATAACAGTAACGGCAGCAACCTGAACGTCAATAATCCAACGAATACAAGGAACAAGGTTAAGCGCAACATTAAACTGGCCGGCGGCACCAAAACACCAATAAACTAACACTTATCATGCTGTCAACCGCAGAAATCGGGGCATACGGTCGAGCAATAGACTCACTCACCACCCTCGCCCAAAACGATTTACACACGCTCTGGGCGCACGCCGCACGACAAAGACCCCAGGACGCCCGCGACCTTCTACTCGAAATCATGCCCGCCCTCGTCGACCAATACGGCAGCGCGGCCGCCGCAATCGCCGACGAATGGTACCGAGACATGCGCCTAGACCAGGACATTCCCGGCGACGCACCCACAGTACAAACGTCACTCACCCCACAGGGCGAAATCGACGACAGTGTCAGATTCAGCACGGGAGCACTATACGCCGGAAACCCCGACATCGCCCTATCCTATCTGACCGGGGCACTCATCCGATACGTCAGCGACGGCGCCCGCTCACAAATCGCAGACATGACATGGGCCGACCCGGAAGCCATGGGCTGGGAAAGACGAACACGCAACCCACAAGCATGCAATTTCTGCGTCATGCTCACAATGAACGAATGCTACTACCGGTCGCAGGGGACGGCGTCATTCGGGGCGCACGACAATTGCAAATGTGTCGCCGTCCCCGCATGGGACCCGACCTCGCGGGAAGTGCCGGCAAAAGCGTACACGCTCGCAGCCAGACACAAAACTGACAAAGGCCGCAAACGCCACCGCGAACTCGTCTCATCGTGGATAGACACGCACCAAGACGAGCTCGCACAATGGCGCACACGGCCAATCGAATGATTGTGCTACAATGCATAAACAAGGGCCACAAGAGACGGCTGCAAAGCCCAAAATAGTTGCCTGAAAATATCACAATAACCGCACGGTCAAAATATAGGAAACGCCCAATGAGCGACAACGCCGCAAGCGACACGCCAGCCGACAACAGTACCAACAATGGTGACAATGCCCCCACGAACGAGGACAACGCCGCCGTCAAGCCTGAAATCGACTGGAAGAGCGAATCTCGAAAGTGGGAGAATCGTGCCAAGGAAAATCGGCGCGCCGCCAACGAACGAGACGAACTCGCCAAGGCAATCGGCGACAAAGATGCCACAATCGAAGCCCTAAAAGCCAAGGTTGCAAATTTCGAAACCGCCGCCAAAGTCCGTGAATGGTCCGCCAACGCAGCCGCAGAACACGGCATTAGCGCCGATCTGATCCGAGGAACCACCGAGGACGAAATCAACGCTCATGCTGCCGCAATCGCCAAGGCACTGCACGACGCTAAGCCTTCCGTCGCCCCCGTGGTACCCCAGGCCGGAACCACGCCCGACAATAACGGCGGCAATCTTGCAGAATTCGCTCGGAACGTTTTCGCCGGCGACTAACCGCCCACCGCAATTCTAAAAAGTAAAACACTAGAAAGAAACGGAAACAACCATAATGGCCGTGTTTGATTCAGGCAAGGCGAAGGTCCTCATGCCTCGGCAGATCGCCGACGGGATCATTACTCGCACCCAGACCCTCTCCACCGTCGCCAAACTCAACGGCGGAATCCCCATGACCTTCGGCGACGTGGACATTATCACTTTCGATAATTTCCCCCGCGCCGAGTTCGTCGACGAGGGCGCCGAAAAGGCCCCCACCTCCGGTGAATTCGGCTACGTGACCGCTAAGCCCCACAAGGCCCAGGTTACTATGCGTTTCAACGAAGAGGTCCAGTGGGCCGACGAGGACTATCAGCTGGACGTCCTCAACCAGTTGGCCCAGAAGGGTAGTGAGGCGCTTTCCCGCGCCCTCGACCTCGGCCTTTACCACAGGGTTAACCCGCTGACCGGTGCCGTTATCGACGCGTGGACCAACTACTTGACCTCCACCACCAAGAATGTCGAGATCGGCACCACGGAGATGGACCAGGCGATCCGCCAGGCCGCCGGTCTGCTCATTAACGACAACGCCCAGCCGATCACCCCGACCGGGCTTGCGCTTGCCCCGTCCGCGGTTTGGGCACTCGGCAGTCTCCAGACCAAGAATGCTGACGGTTCCCCTTCGGGTACGCCGCGTTACCCGCAGATCGGCCTCGGCGTCGACATTGACAACTTCATGGGGCTTCCGGCCGCCGCTGGAAACACGGTTGCCGGTAAGCCCGAGGCGACCGCCGCCACCAATGTCGAGGGCATTGTCGGCGACTTCGTCGACGGCATTCGGTGGGGAATTCAGCGTTCCCTGCCGCTCGAGATCATCCGTTTCGGCGACCCGGACGGCCAGGGTGATCTGAAGCGGCGGAACCAGATTGCTCTGCGCCTCGAGATTCTGTACGCCTGGTACGTTTTCCCGGACAAGTTCGCGACGATTAAGACCAAGGCCGCCTGATAAAATCGCCGTAAACAAACACAACCCATCCAACAAGTTTTTCTTAGGGGCGATTCCGGAAATGCGATCCTACAAGCACCGAGACCACGACATTGTGGTCCATCTCGCAGACGACCACAATGTGATGCTCGGAGACGAATACACCGAAATCACCCCTGAGAACGATGGCGCCGGTGGGGCAGACGAGCCCTCCTTCTCCTCTTCCTCCTCTCGCACTGCCCCGCCGGCGCCTACCCCTCGTCGAGGGCGAGGCCGTCCCAGAAAGACTACCAAGTGATTCCTGAGGATATTATTCCGTTCGCCACGGTCGAAGACCTGGAGGCCAGGTGGCGGGCACTCTCGGACAACGAGCGTATCCGCGCCGACGTACTCCTCGCCGACGCAACCGATCTCATCGTGTCGAAATGCCCTCGCTGGGAATCCGCCACGCCTCGTACACGGAAGCGTGTAGCGTGTGCTGTAGTGCGCCGTGCAATGCAGGGCGGAGATGCTATTGGTGGTGTCACCGACAGTGGTGGCGGAATCTACTCCGAACCCCACGGGATTATCGCGTCAGAATCGCACACAACAGGGCCGTTCAGCGACCAGTTCACGTATCAGAATCCCGAGGGCGGCCTCTACCTGAAGCGCGAGGAAAAGGATGCTCTCGGGGGCTCTGGTGGTGCTTTCGAGGTAGACCTCCTGCAGGATTATGATGTGCGGTCCGCTACGGATCAGCTGATCGATGACATTAATGCGATTAGCGGGCAGGAACCGTGATGCTGTCCGGATACGTGCCCGTCACGCGGCGTAGGCGTGGTCCTGCGTCGAAAGATCAGTACGGTAACCCCGTGCCGGGGCAGTGGGAGAACGTTGCTTTGCCTCCTGCCGTGTTTGCGCCGGCCACGTCTACTGAGCCGATCAGTGCTGGGGCAATGCCCGTTACCGTGCCCGCCGCCCTTTATTGGCGGAATACCACAATCGACGTGACCGCTGAAGATCATCTTATTGTAGACGGCATAGAATACCGTGTTGAAGGCCGCCCTTCCCCGTATCCCAAGGGGATGGTTGTGCAGATTCGCGCCAACGAAAACAAGGTGAGCGAATAATGCCGAAAGTAAAATTTCAGCTCAACAGGGACGGCGTCGCCGATCTTCTGCGCGGTCCCGACGTGGCTCGGACCGTAGCATTAGAGACAGGGCGCGTAGCCAACGCCGCCGGGCAGGGATTCGAGGGTGAGACGACTCATGGAAATCGTACCCGCGGATACGTCAGAGCACGCACCATTACCGCAATGCGTAAACAAATGAGGGAGCACACGTTGGAGTGTGCGATCGGCCTCACAATGGGTGGAGGCGGGAAATGAGCCCAACATACGATCGCGCCCCCACGGTGCCAGACATAAAGAAACGGCTCATGGACTTCCTGTCCGCACACATGAGCGTGCCGATCGTGTCCCGCCGTCCCGAATCCCCCGACCGCCCTTCCGCGTTTATTCGAGTTCTCTCTACCGGCGGTACCGGAGTAACGCAGAAAGCGCTCTGTACTGCGTTGGAGACGATTGACGCCTACGCTCAGTCGTCGGGTGAGGCGATGAAAATCGCGTGCGAGGCCGTGAATGTGGCGCACACTATGCCGAACTATCAGGATGGTATAGTGATGATACAATCATCCTATCCGATAGAAATGCCCGATCCGGACACGTCTCAGGCGAGGGCGACTGCAACATTAACAATCACAGCACACAGGTGAAACAAAATAATGGCTGTTAACGCTGACAATGCACTCATTTTCTCGTCCGACAACGACGCGCTCTGGCTGGGCGAATATGAGGTCGATTTCGACAAGAAGATTACGTCACTCACCCAGGACCTCTCCGGAGTGACCACTCTCACCAACGTCGGGTGGATTAGCGAGGACGGGTTCAAGCTTACGTCTGACGACTCTGTTACCAAGATCAAGGGACACCAGGGCCACGGCGTTGTCAAGACATTCCTCGACTCCTCAGAGACTACTTTCAGTGCTACTCTCCTGGAGACCAAGCTCGCCCCTCTCTCTTGGTATCTTGACGCCACCAGTGAGAAGATTGAGGACGGCGGTGCCACCAAGGGCGTGAAGATCACCGCGAAGTCTTCCCGCAAGGTCAAGCTCCTCTGCGGTGTCGCCGACTTTTTCGATGTTTCCGGCGTGGGTGCGCAGATTCGCATTGTTTTCCCGCGTCTGGAGCTCGGTGAGCGCGGCGAGATCACTTTCCAGCAGGCCGAGATCACCGGCTACGAGTACAACCTCTCCGTGCTGGGCGACTACATTATCTACTCGGACCACAAGGCCCTGTTCCCCGCCTGACAAACAAGTCTTCCCCGCTATTCCGTGTTTCGGATGGGTTGTCGCGGAATAGCGGGGAAGATCCAAAACAAACACAACCCACCCTTTATAAAACAATTTTGAGGACAACCCATTATGTCTGACAAGACCACGAAAAGCAAGGCTAAGGCCGCCGGAGCT